ATGCGTATTACGAGAATATCGATAAGCGCACAAAAGAGTACAAGCAATGGGTTGCTTTTAAACAAGAGCAATTAGACAAGCAAGTTAAAGGAGTTGGTGATGTTGTCGAAAAGATAACAGAGGCAACGGGGATTAAGGATGCCGTTAAAGCGTTCTTTAATGATGAAGACTGTGGGTGTGATAAAAGACGTGATTTACTCAACGAAAAACTTCCATTTAGAGGACAAGCAGTTAAGTGCTTGGAAGAGGAGGATTATCATTACCTAAAATCATTCTTCTCTCGTAGAAGAGATAGAATTGATGCAAGGAATCAGCAGAGACTAATCGACATATTTAACTATGTGTTTGGCAAGAATGAACTAATCCCAACTGGATGTCTTACTTGCTCCCATAGTGGGTTCTTGAAGAACATAAATAAACTGCACAAGTATTTTATGGATGCAGAAGAATTAATCAATAAAGAGGATTAGTTATGGAGTATTGTTCTGATTTCAGATATGACTTAAAAGTAGGGAATGTAAAGGAAGAGGAACTTGCTGATATATTTGCGAACGAAAAAATAGAAGTAAAGCACGATAGATTGTCCCTTGAAACGGGGAACATATTTGTTGAATATGAAAGTCGTGGTAAAGCGAGTGGAATAGCAAGGACTGAAGCAAAATATTATTGCTGGGCATTTGGAGATACATTTCATATAATTAAGACCAAAGACCTAAAGGAAAGATGTAGAAAGCATCTTGGTACAGAAAGAGATATTGTAGGGGGAGACAATAATTCCTCAAAGGGAATTTTGCTCCCCATTACAGAATTGTTTTAAATAATTAACTTTTTTGTTTGTTATATTGTTTTTATTTTATAGATTTACATTTCTAATCTTAAAAACGAATAATTATGCAAGTTGAAGGGAGTTATGACTACTATGGTGTTGAGTTTGATTACAAAGCCTATGTTGAAAAAGGTTGTGATGGTGATTACTATACACCCCCATCACCAGACACAGTAGAGATAGAATTTGTTGGGTTTTTACCAGACATTGATTTATATGATTGCCTAAAGGATTCTGTCATTGATGCTATCGTAGAAAAAATAAAAGAGAACATATGAACCTAATCGATGCTACAAAATCTTACGCTGACCAAATGGAGGCTATTGGAATTGTGAAGGAGTGGATGAAGAAAAGTGACAAGCCAAACGAGCGACTAAATCGTTTGGCTTACCTCCTCCAGCAGATGATTCTACGGATTAATAATCTTGAGTATCATTTAGATGATTTGAAATTTATCAATGAACACATCATTGACAAGAAGAACAAAGAGATATTAAAGTTAAGAGGAGAGAGATGGACACAAGAAAAAAATTAGCAGAAATGCAAGAAGATGAGATGTCTTTAAACATCACATCATCATCAGCACAAGAGCGTAAAAACACCCCAGTGTATCACGGTGTCCTTATGTATTTCCCAGATGCTATTAGAGAAGTGGCTAAATGTTCACACGCTGGGAACAATCAACATCATTCAGATAAACCACTACATTGGGACAGAAGTAAGAGTGGGGATGAATTAGACGCTCTAACGAGACATCTCCTTGAGGCTGGGTCAACAGATACTGATGGTGTTAAACACTCCGCAAAAGTGGCTTGGAGGGCTTTAGCGAACTTACAGAAGGAACTTGAGTCAGAGGGCAAAGCACCTTTGTCTAAATACAATAAACTATGATAGCAATATTTGATATTGATTCGTTAATCTATGAGGCTTGTTATGGTGCTGAAGATTTAGAAGAGGCTGGGGAAAGATTCTTTAATCGTTACAACAATGCCATCTATGAGGTCAGTAATCGTTTTGACATTAAAGGGGTGATTCCAGTTGGTTTCTGTAAAGAGAACTATCGCAAGAAGGTTGACCTATCCTACAAGGCAAATAGAGTAAGTGAGAAGCCAAAGTTCTTTGATGAACTTATCGAGTATGTTAAAGCCAACCTTAATGTTCAAAGCAGAAGAGGTATTGAGACTGATGACTTGGTTGTTAAGTATCACGACTACTACGGAAAGGATGGTTCAATTATCATCTCTATTGATAAGGACTACAATCAGTGTGAAGGTCTTATCTACAACTACAAGAATGGGGAGTTGATTATTGTAAATAAGGCGGCAGCATTGTATAACTTTTATAGTCAAATGGTGATTGGTGATACGGCAGATAATGTCAACTATATAAAGGGGGTGGGTAAGAGATGGTGTGAGAATAATTTGGTTAACAAAAGTGAATACTCTATGCGTAGAGCCGTTTACGCTCTATTCAAGGAGAGGTATAGAAGCAAAGCAAAGGAGATGTTCATCAGATGTTATTTGCTATTAAGACTGAATGTATTTTAATAGTATACCCTTGTAAATGTGATTAAAACGTAAGAGTATATCATTAAAGGAACAAAACCGATACAAATTGTATCATTAAATAAACATTAAGATGAAAGAACAAGATTTAATTGATTTAGGCTTTAAAAGAATAGAAGATTTTGACGGTGACGAAGTATTTCATTGTTACAATTTAGATTTAGTTGAAGGGTTTAGTTTAATATCAAACGATAGTGATAATGCAGAAAGGGGTTGGTATGTTGAATTTTTTAACGTAGATAGAATTAAATTTGTAGACAAAGAGAATTTAGAAGAGTTTATTAATGTTGTAAAAAGAAACACAATATGAAACAGAGTAACAGAGACAGACAAAAAGAATTAAGTTATAAGATAGTTGGGTGGTCAATCCTAATTGTTATGGGGATGGCACTACTATCATCTGTAATTAAGTTTATATTCTACTAAATGCAGATACACGATGACTTTGAGTTTGAAGAGAAGCGCAGACTGTACTATGCAGTCTACGCTTTCAAACTTATGATTAATGAAGTGAGTATTGAAGACCTACTGGACTTTATTAAAGAACTTGAAGACGAAGAAGAATATGAGGCGTGTGCTGGTATCAGAGACGCAATTGATGATTACATAAATAAACAAATGAATGAGTAAGTTAAAGACAACAAAGAACGAGATAATGATTAGTCGGCTAATCGAGTACATAAATGATTATGCTGGGATAGACATAAGACACAACTCAAGAAAATCACATTATGTATTTTCAAGGGCAACATACTTTAGGATAGCCGCAGAGTATATCCCAGATACATTATCTAATGTGGCTCGTGCAGTTAATAGAGACCACGCCACTGCAATACACGCCAGAAAATTATATTCAGAACTGGAGAGGTATAATACATACAGAAATATGTATAATGATGCTTGTGCGTATATGGACTTTGTAGGGGAGGCAACTGTACAAGAGCATAAAGAAAATGTAGAGAGTAGTATCAATGCATATGCAGAGCAAGTGGCAAGACTAAACGATGTTATACGGATGCAGAATGAGAAACTTAAACAACAACAACAACTTCTTGATAAGATAGGGTTGGAAGAACACGAGATTAAATATCGTGATTTACCTTCAGAGAAGAAGTATGTGTTCAAGGAGAGAGTTAACGCAATATTAAAGATGATATGAATATAGTTAATGAATTAGAGTTAGGGTTTAAAGATGTCGACTCAATATACGAGTCGACATCACATAAATGGGATGATAAAAAAAAGGTGGATGTCCTCCTTGAGATTGGTGCAGTTATAGAAGCCAATTTAGGAATTGATTCTACGGCAACAGAACGTAATGAAGCCAAGAAGCAACAGAGATATATTTATAGAACTATAAAGAAGATAGACCCTTCATTGGGTGAGTTATTAATGCGATTATTTTAAAGTTATGCCAATACCAAAACCAAGAACTGGAGAGAATAAAAAAGATTTCGTTAAGAGATGTATGGCTAATGACACTATGGCTAAAGAGTATGGTGTCGACCAAAGATTTGCAATATGCGTAGCCCAGTGGGAAGAAAAGAAGTAGATGACTATGATGAAAGGGTGATTAAAGCCCTAAAGTATTGCTGGGATAAAGGCATCTATGCCTACCCTATTGTTCACGATGGGAGGGGTAAGAGATGTCCAGATGTTAAGATACAAATGCGGATAGGGAATAAGAAAGTAACTGGTGAAATAGTTTATAGTCAGAAGGATGATAGATTGTACAAAAAGATAAATGAACTTTACCTACATCATTATGAAAAACGCAACGATTAAACAAAATCGTTGCTTTTCAGTTATATAGTATGAATAATAATAAGAGACAGAACGATGGGCGCAAATATAATAAGCGTAAAGGTCGTGTAAAGATTATTAAGAACGAAGGGCAAGTATCAAAACCACAGATGTCAAAAGCAAAAAAAGATAGGGCTAAACAATTATCACAAAAGGCAATTAAGAATATCTTTGGTAGTGAAGATGCTATATGGGATGAGGTGGCTAAAGCAGCAAAAGATGGGAGTTATAAGCACCTTGAAATGCTTATGAACTATTCATATGGGAAGAGTGGTGAGAATAGAGCAGAGGCAAGACCACAACATAAACCACCCGTTATCCAGTTCATTAATAATGCTGGAGAAGCCCCAAAGCAGATTGATAACACTATTGATATAGACCACGAAGAAGAATAAGATGTTTAGTTATTACGGAAGTAAAAGCAAAATAATCAATTATTATCCTCCTCCAGAAAAAGATACTATCATAGAACCTTTTTGCGGAACTGCAAGGTATTCATTAAAGTATTGGGATAAGGATGTTATTCTTTGCGACAAATATCAACGCCTTGTAGATATTTGGTTGTATTTGCAAAATGCGAATGAAAAAGATATAAAAACACTCCCCGTGTTAAAAAGGGGGGAATGCCTTAATGACTTTACCTTATTATGCCAACAAGAAAAGGATTTAATGGGGTTTATGATACAAGCGGGAGTAAATGCCCCAAGATTAACTTGTACTGAAGCGGGGGTAAGAAACCAAAAGACCGCAAAGAAAAATATATTAAATAATCTACACAAGATTAAACATTGGGATATAAGGTGCTGCGATTATAAAGATGTTGAAAATATAGATGCCACTTGGTTTATTGACCCGCCATATCAAAATGGCGGTCAATATTATATTCATAAATCAATAGACTACAATGATTTAAGAGATTGGTGTTTAAAAAGAAAAGGCGATGTAATAGTTTGTGAAAATACTAAAGCAGATTGGATTAAACTTAAACCATTAAAAAGAATACAAGGTATGGCACAGACAAATACAATAGAGGCAATTTATTATAGAAAACAATAATGAGTGGTGTTAAGATAAATGTAAATGACAAGTACATCCCACTATTTCAAGGTAACACGAGATATTATGTGGTTACTGGGGGACGAGGTAGTGGGAAGTCATTTGCAGTGAACTTATTCCTAAATTCCCTTACTTATGAAGAGGGTCACAAAGTATTGTTCACTCGTTACACGATGACATCTGCACATACATCTATTATCCCAGAGTTCGTAGATAAGATAGAGTTAATGGGGGCGAGTGATGACTTCAGAGTCACACGAGACGAAATCATTAATATGCATACCAATTCCCTTATTATGTTTAAGGGGATAAGAACATCAAGTGGGAATCAGACTGCTGCACTTAAATCATTGGCTGGGGTGACTACTTTCGTTGTAGATGAGGCAGAAGAACTTGTAGATGAAGAGATATTTGACAAGATAGATTTATCTGTACGTTCTAACAGAAATATAAACAGAGTCGTATTAATTCTTAATCCGACAACAAAAGAGCATTGGATATATAAAAGATTCTTTGAATCCAGAGGCATAGAATCTGGATGGAATGGGGTGCATAAAGACACGACTTATATACACACTACATACAAAGACAATAAAGCAAACCTACCAGATAGTTTCTTGCATAGTATTTATGAGATGAAACTTAAACGACCAGAGAAGTATGAGCATCAGATACTTGGTGGGTGGATTAATCAGCAAGATGGGGCGGTGTACACCAATTGGAAGACTGGGAACTATGTAGAACTGAATAAAACTTGCTATGGTCAAGATTTTGGGTTTAGCCAAGACTTAACAACCCTTGTAAAAGTGTCTGTGGATGATTTTAAGAGGGAAATATATGTTAAGGAGATATATGGGAAGGCTGGGATGAGTACGAGCGATATAGCGGCTAAAAACAAGCAATATGCTGGTATGGACTTAATCATCTGTGATAATCACGAGCCACGCCTTATAAAAGAACTAAAAGACTACGGACTTAATATACAACC